TTGTGTGGGCGAAGCAGTGGGTTGTTCATTTCATTTTTCATTATTTCTCATTCTGAAGTTTAATTTCTTATAAATAATAGTATACCTGAAACCAGGTATTAAGTCAAATCAATTAAAAATGGTCTTCGCGGAACGTCAATTCCCAAGACCCCTAACCCTTCTTAGGAGAGTCAGCATGACTACTTATATAAAACCAACAGTTCTATACATCAAGCAGCATTCAATCACAGGTCTCAAATATTTCGGTAAAACCACCAGAGATCCACTCAAATATAATGGATCTGGCAAACATTGGTTGCGGCACATAAAAAAGCACGATAAAGGATATGTTATAACCCTCTGGGTATCCGAACCCTATATTGATTCTGATGCCATAATAGAGTTTGCTCTAGCATTTTCCAGAGACCACGACATAGTTGCTTCCAAAGACTGGGCAAATATAATCAATGAAAACGGATTAGATGGTGGTTTTACTGGACCTCGTAGACCCCGTGGACCTTATGGACCGCAACAAAATCCTTCTGGACCTCGTGGACCTTCTGGACCGCAACAAAATCCTTCTGGACCTCGTGGACCTTATGGACCTTATGGACCGCAACAAAATCCTTCTGGACCTCGAGGACCGCAACAAAATCCTGCTCCAAAAGTCGAATGTCCACATTGTGGTAAAATCGGTAACAGTGGTCCTATGAAACGGTGGCATTTTGATCATTGCAAGAAGTGAGGGACCGATTCTTATAAAAATTGTACATCCTCACAACATATGCGAATCGCAATGGTTCGTGCTCCGGAGATGGAAGAGAACCCATCTTCTCCTCCATCTCAGTAACTTTCAAAAGCAATTCTTCGTCTGTAATCAATCTACCATCTCTGCTAATTCTTTGTTGATCGAATCATCATTCATAATGTCACCAGTACCAACTTGATATCTTTCCTGAACCCACTTTGGAAATGATGACTTGGTAATCAATGGCAACCAGAATTCTTTGCTATCTGTATCCTTGATGCGCCATTTCTTTTCTTCAACAACACCATCACTGTCAACTCTGGCATACCAACCGTTGCTTGGTTTCACAACATGTCCAGATTCAAGTGCCATATCAAGCAGACCAGACCAAGTAGAAACTCCACCATCAAACTTCACGGTGACTGGAATCTTTGACTTCTCTCTAACATAACGGGACTTCTCAACATTGATGATAAAGTTATAACCAATAACTTCAGTGCCATCTTTTTCTTGCTGACGACCTAGAATGAAAATGTTATCACTGGAGTAGTAACTACCTGTTCCACCTCCGACGATTGCCTTTGGATATAGACCAATTTCCATATATGTATGGTTCACAACCACCATTGGAATATCTTTCAAATTCAAATGTGGTGTTATCATACGGAACAAACTCTTCATTTGCTTTGCTCTAGACATATCACCGACGCTCTTACCTTCGATTGCATCATCAACTTCTTTCTTGGAAGCAAGGTTACCAATCGAATCAATGACAATGATAAGGTGATCATTACGCTCAACCCCATTCAATTGTTGCATAATGTCAAACTTCAATTGCTCCACGTCTGTGATTGGAGTGTGGATAACTCGCTCAGTATCTATACCGAATGAAGTGAAGTATGATTGTGGTGTGCCAAATTCAGAATCATAGAATAGCAATACTGCATCTGAATACTTGTCCAGATATGATTTTGCCATGATCAAACTAAAACAAGTTTTGAAATGCTTGCTTGGACCTGCCCACATAGTCAGACCAGGAACATATCCGCCATCCAACCTACCAGACAATGCAACATTGATTGCTGGAATGGAAGTAGTAATCATATCCTTCTTTGCGAAGAACTTTGATTCTGATAGGATTGCAGATTCCTTTATGGTACTATTCTTTTTTATCTTGTCTAATAAACTCACAGGGTCTCCTTAGTGTACATATAATTTACTCAATAATACTATTATACCTTATTTCATCATTTCGATCAAATTTATTTTGGATTCCATTTTGAATGTGGTACGTCGAATACAAATGTGACTCTTACGCAATCGCCGATATTCTCGGTGCCATGTTCCAACTTATTATCAAACCACATCAGTGTGCCTGGTTCAACAATAACAGATTCGTCACCCACCATATACTTGTATGTTCCGGCAATTGCCAAATGATACCTATCCTTGGTTTGATAGTACGAACCGATATCAATATGCTTACCAACCATTCCACCAACAGGCAATGATAGAAACCCACATCGTTTATGCTCACGGAAATTGCGTTTCATAAATCCCACTATCTCAGTGTGCCTATCATATGCTGGCGTCTTGTGGCAGAACTCTGTATCACCGACATATTGAGTGGGATCTGTAACTCCACCCATCACGAGTTGTAGCACACCTGCATCTACATCCGGAAATCCCTGATCCAATAGTGATCCAACTCCGTCCACCTTTTTCTGAGCACCCCAATCAGCAGAATACTGTTTCAGTTGTGCCAGTATTTTTGATACGTTTATTCCAGTCTTGATAATTGATATGTTCTTCAAAAGAAATCCTCCAATGATGACCTGTGTTCGGTATCCCAACCAATGGCATCCAGAATAATTTTCACGGCATCGACATACACTTTGTCAAACATCTTATCGTAGTCGATAAATTCGTGCAACCCAAACTCTTTTGGTAAGTGATCAATATATCCAATGACATCTTCCCGAATTGGATTCTGTGGGTTCAGATAGATAAACTTTATCTTGGATCCTTCAAGTATAGGTTGATATTGTTTAGTGAGTCCAAGTTTTTTTATGTAGTGATTATGCAATAACGCAGCACGCACAGCAATGGGAGTTGCCTTGGCATATATCGGTGAACCTGTATATTGCTTCAGATTGTTTACACCACGGGGAAATGATATTACCTCAACCGGCATTGCATTGAACTCTTCACGGAAGTCTGCGATGTACTTCTGCAACTCTGGTTCTGTTTTGTTTAGGATAACCTGTATGGTGTCCTTTAGTTTCTTGCGGATAATTGCAGGAGTGGATGATTTGTTCACCTCAAGTCCAACCACCTTTAGTTTTGGTTGGGCATATTGAACACCCTCAGAGTTATGTACGTTCAGAATATATCTTTTCTTTGCTGTCCAGATTGCCTTGTCTGCCAGCACTTCTCTTTTCATTTGCATCTTCTGTTGATATGCATTCATATACTCTGCCAACTCTTGATAACCTTTATCTATGAATGGCATAAACACTTCAGTACATATTCGGTCAAGATATTTTATAGTTTGGTCAGTGGTTTTATTTGGACAAGTCTTTTCAACTAACTTCCCAAGCGCAAGGTAAATGGAATCTGTGTCAATTGCTATGACAAAATCTTCACCCTCGGTTTTCAGTGTCTTGTTCATAAATGCATTCAACCTATCTGCCATCCAGCGAATGGATAATTGACCAGAGGTTGTGATACCCTCTGCCATGCGTAGGTCGAAATATCTGAACCAAGAGTTACCCAGTGCTCCGTATAAAGAGTTCAATGCAATCTTACCTGCCATCTGCATACTATTCAGACGGGATATTTCTTTGCGTAAATTATTGTTATCCTTGTCATGTTCAAACTCTTGTTGAACAGCAAGCATTTTCTTTTTATTAATGGATCTCTCATCATACATTTTCTCCATCAACTCAGGCAAGAATCCAGACACATCCTTCCTATAACAAACACCATTGGCAGTGACTGCTAGATTATTTTCTTTCACATATTCCAAGTCTGCTTCTCTTGCCAGCAGTTGGTCAACATTGGTATTGATTCTATAATCGTCCAGTGTTTCTGGACTGATATTGTATTGCATTATCAGATGAGGGTATAGTGATGCCAAATCAAATGATACCACCCAGTTGTGTGCACCAATGATTGGATCTTTAACGAATGCTCCTTCAAATGCTTCCACCTTCTGACTATGGGATTTCTGGGGCACGACAATATTTTTCTGGAGCAAGTGATTATAGATAATTGCATCCCACATCTTCACTGGGCTGAATACATCCTCATAGTTTATCTTGGCATTGTATGCCATTGTTACAATCAATACTATCAACTTCTTTTTGTCTTCCAGTCGATCAACCAATTCCACGTCACGAATATTATAGTCAACGAATATCTGCCAGTGATTAGTGTAACTGTCCTTGAAGTCCACTCCAGGTAGATCCAGCTTGCCCTCGTTCAACTCCACTCCGGCAATATGATCCAGTCTGTATGACTCCTGCGTGGTGTAGGTAAACTTCCTATAGAGATCCAGGTAATCCAGAACAGATACGCCTGCTATATCATATGAGATTTCTTCACGACCACGTATTGTAACTCTGCGTTCCTTGATGATATTCCAAGGTGATAATCTGGAGGCAGATGTCTCACCCAGTACCCGTCTGATACGGTTGATGATATATGGCACATCAAACAGATTTACATTCCATCCTGTAATTGCGTCTGGATAGTTCTGTTGCCAGAATATTAGAAACTCTTTCAGTAAATGCTGCTCGTCATTACACAAATGGTAGGTGACATCTTTGCGAGTGTTGTTGTATGCCTTGCAACCGAATGTGATAATATTTTTGGTGAAGTTGTTTTGCAGTGATATTAGAATAATCTCTTCATTGGCAGTCTCGATATTGGGGAATCCAAACTCCGTGGAGGTTTCAATATCAACTGTGAATAGTTTTACATTGTCTGTATCCCACTCTACTTCCTTTGGATATGTCTCTGAGATATATTGGCAGATATAGTTTGAGTTGCCGTGCACACCAAATCCTGCCACGTCCTCATAGGTGGAAAGAAAATCTCGTGTGTCTTTTATACTTCCTGGTTTTACTTCGTGGACCGGAGCACCATACAGAGTGTGCCATTTTGCTGGGATGCCAGTATTGGAACTGACAAATAGTGTTGGTTGAAAATCTACTTTGCGAGAGAATGCAACTCCATCCTCATAACCTCGCACTAGAATTTTATCACCACGGGTATATACGTTTGTGTAGAATTCTGTCATTTTATTTCCTATAATAAATTTGTGGCAGGTGCGGTATGTGGTCTCCGGTTCAGACTCCCTTTGACGTGCCCATGCTCCTTTTAACTTTCCTTACCACAAAACTTGGCTCCTCGACCAGGGCTCGAACCTGGGACCTGCGGATTAACAGTCCGTCGCTCTACCGGCTGAGCTATCGAGGAATTATTCTTTGGTGGGCATGGTTAGATTCGAACTAACTCACCCAAAGGGAACAGATTTACAGTCTGCCGACACTCTCCAACTTATCCGCACGCCCATTATACTACACTGCCTTACCATAGAGCAACTGCATTCCGTCCAATGCGCAATCATGCACTGGGTGATGCTTTATTACACATGCTCTATCAAACCCAGGATAACCAACATCACAGTAACCATTGGTTGATCCCGTGAAAATATCTATTGCTGTTCGGATATCTCTATAACAATTATACTCCATTATAGGATTAAAATCAAGTTGGGTTGCGAGATCATCAATCACCATTTGATCCAGTGAACCTCTGGTCCAGACTATATTTGTTCTGGGATATTTTGAAACATACTTCATCAACATTGCCAGGCCATCTTCCGGCGACAGATCATCCGGTGAAGGTTTCATTGAGACATCTCTCACAGACTTATGTTGCTTTGCCCACCATGCCAAGGTATCCTTTGACACAGTTCTATGCAGACGATCTATCTGATCCTTGGAATTGAACTTCACAAATAGTCCATTGGCAACCATCTCATCATAGGATGGTCTAGTATTATCCTCAATGTGAATGATACCGGCAGATAGAATCACCGCATG